ACACTACATCGGATCAAGAAGCGTACATCAATAGGGGCGGGAACTCTTTCCCGTCCCAAGAACAAACACAAACGCCGTAGTTGGAAAAGATATAGAGGACAAGGTAGGTAACTATGGAAATAATAGGTATTATACTTGACTTAATATTATTTGGAGTGATATAATGGCTTACATAATAACTCAATCTGAAGATGATGTTGTATTAGATATAAATACTTTTGATGCTATGATAGATGAAGAAAAAGAAAAGCTGTATGTATTTGAACATTATGAAGATGCTGTTGCTTATCTAATGTGTCATGGTATACGTGAATTATCTACAGGCTTTCCGTTCAACATAAAGATAGAGAAATTACAATGAGGTATGTAGTATTATTCTTGATGGTGTTATCCATATCAATGTTGCGTGTCGTGGCTGTAAAGGCAGATGATATGTCTTGCTTGGCAGAAGCTGTGTATTTTGAAGCACGGTCTGAGCCATTCATAGCGCAACTTGCTGTGGCTAATGTTGTTCTTGAACGTGTTTACTCTGAGCGTTATCCCAATAACGTGTGTGATGTTGTTCACCAAGCGAAGAAGTGGAAAGGTAAACCCATAAGAAACAAGTGCCAGTTTTCTTACTGGTGCGACGGTAAGCCTGAGACAATAGCTAATGTTGAGGCTTACAACCAAGCCGTCACCGCTTCGGAGCTTGCTTTCAAAGGTGTGGTGCTTGGTGTTACAAGTGGTGCAACCCACTACCATGCTGCCTATGTGTACCCATATTGGGCATCTGACGATGAGTTTGTTTCTCTTGGTCAGGTTGGTGGACATATCTTTTATATTGACACCCGAAACTAATAGGAGTATACTGTGTCAGATAAACAGTTACAATCAGTTTATGAAACCTTGAACTCCCATATTAAAATATTAAAAGCTAGAGTCAGAGAAAAAGAAAAAACTATTAAAGAGTTAAGGAATGAACTTGCAAAAGCAAAACAGACAGAATCAAATACTAAATGGGTGGAACATGACAACAGAGATACTTGATTTTCAAGCTTACAGAGAACAAAAAGATAATGTTCTTAGATTGTCTTTAGGATATAACACAGAGATATGGGAGGCAATGAAAGAAGCAGGGTACGATGTAAGAAGTAGCGCAGAGCGTGATCAATTTTTTAAAGACTTAGAGGATTTAGACTAATGAGTAAGAACCTTTGGCAGAGAGAGCGAAAAGAACTTTTTCGTTCACTGGTAGGACAGTATAAGTCTGAGGGGTATAACACCAAGGAGTCCAGACGGTTGGCTAGACTAGAGGCTGATGAAATTATGGATGATAAAGAAAGTTTTGTTGAAGACATCTGGAGAAAATGTTATGATGACAGATGTTAAACTCATGAACCGCCCCATGTGGAGATTAATTTTAAAAAAGGAGTCTGATGATGTGGTTGTTCAAAGCTTTCGCACGAAAAGAGAAGCCGAAGATGAAATACGAAACAGAGAAAGGCTCGTACAGCATCTTACCAAAAGAACTGCAAGAGGAACTTATAAAATCCAAAAAGGATAGAGAAATGGATGTTTTAATAGAAGTATACAAACCAAAGTCACGAGGTAAGATGGAGACATCTTTCAAATCAGCATGGCGTAAACTTGAGAGAGTTGACCAGATAGAAACATTGATATCACTAGAAAAGGAGTTGGCTGCACACAGAAAAGAAATATATTTCGATCTGTACAAAGATAGCAAAGGAAGGTGGTGATGCCTTACGTTAAAACTCATCAGTCTTGTCCCGACTGTGGTGGTACAACCTGTGTTACCGTCAACGATTGGGGTACTTACTGTCACAAATGTCATACTAAAACTTTTAACAAGGATATAAAATATATGCAATCAGAACCTGTAAAAAGGGTAGTTCCCATGAACACGCAGAACAAGGCAGACTATAAGTATGCTGACATCTCAGATAGGCGTATTAGTTTAGCGACATGTAAGAAGTATGATGTCTCTGTTGCTAAGAGTGGAAACATGATCACGCATCATCAGTACAAGTATTATGATGAGAATGGGAAGCATGTTGGTACAAAGTTTCGACGCACCAGTGACAAGAAGTTCTGGTCAGATGGCGATCTATCTAGCTGTGGTCTGTTTGGTCAGAACCTGTTCAATCAGGGTGGCAAGTTCATCACCGTATGTGAGGGTGAGCTAGATGCCATGAGTGCCTATGAGTTGATGGGTTCAAAGTGGCCCTCTGTCTCTCTCAAGAATGGCGCAGCATCTGCACTGAAGAACTGTAAGCAAGCACTTCGCTACCTTAGTAAGTTCGATACTGTAGTTCTGTGCTTTGACAACGACGAGCCGGGTAAGAAGGCAGCACAGGAAGTTGCAAAGTTATTTGAACCCAACAAGTGTAAGATCGTTGACCTTGAACTGAAGGATGCCAATGAGTATCTCAAGACAGGACAAAGGCAGAAGTTTACGGAAGCGTGGTGGAACTCTCGCACCTATACTCCAGCAGGTATCATCAATCTTGCTGACCTTGGTGCTTCGCTCTACGATGAGACTGAGAATCAAACTTGTCCTTATCCGTGGGCTGGAATGAACGAGAAGACCTATGGTATGCGTACCGGAGAGCTTGTCACGTTTACCAGTGGTGCTGGTATGGGTAAGTCCAGCATTATGCGTGAGCTTATGTATCATATTATGCAGAACACGGAGGATAACATTGGTGTGCTTGCAATGGAGGAGAACACCAAGCAGACTGCCTTCAACATCATGAGCGTTGAGGCCAATGCTAGGTTATATATCCGAGAGATCCGCAAGGAGTACACGCAAGAGCAATTAGACGAGTACGAGAAGAAGACTATTGGCAGCGGAAGGTTCTTTGCCTTCGACCACTTTGGTAGTATCAGCAACGATGAGATACTTGATCGTGTCAGGTACATGGCAAAGGGTCTGGATTGCAAGTGGATCTTTCTTGATCACCTATCTATTCTCGTATCTGGTCAGGAGGACAACGGAGATGAACGCAAGTCTATCGACATTCTAATGACCAAGCTTCGCTCCCTTGTGGAGGAGACAGGCATTGCCCTGCTTCTGGTCAGCCATCTGCGTAGGCCATCAGGCGACAACGGACATGAGAATGGTCGTGAGGTTACACTCTCGCATCTGCGTGGCTCTGCATCTATTGCTCACCTCTCTGATGCAGTGGTTGCATTGGAGCGTGATCAACAGGCAGACGATCCTATCGAAGCTAACACTACTACTATTCGTATTCTAAAAAACAGGTACACCGGAGACACAGGTATATCCTGTTACCTCCACTATGATGGGCAGACCGGACGCATGACAGAGATTGGAAACCCTTTCTTGGAGAATGACAATGACAGTTAAGAAAAAGTTTGACAAAGCATTATATGATATGGCTGACAAGGCTGCAAAGGATGCTATGGTTGCATGGCTGAAGAATGATCACAGCGATATTGATATAAACGAAACCACTTACTTCGACATTGTTTGCACAGGAGGGCCGGAGGGTCACCCCAGACTTTTATGGGAGGTAGAGGTAAAGTACTCTTGGAAAACTGACGAGTGGCCCGACAGTTGGAAAGAACTACGTATTCCATATCGTAAGCAAAGACTTCTTGACAAGTGGAAGAGTGAGTGTTATAATGACATACTTACTTTCGTGGTCTTCAATCATGACTGCACAAAGGCTTGGCATGTTGACGGTCATACACTTCTAGACTGCGAGGTTAAAGAAGTTTCTAATCGTAACATCAGAAAGGGTGAAAAATTCTTTCACATACCAATCGCAGACGCATACCTAGTGGATATGAAAAATGAAAGCAGTAGTGGACATAGAGACTGATGCTATTAATGCAAAGAGAATATACTGTATAGTAGCACAACATTACGAGACAGGTGAGATACGTAAATGGGTAGGTGATGAGTGTAAAGAGTTTGGCGAATGGTCTAAAAAGATTGACCAGTTTATTATGCACAATGGTATTAGCTTTGATGCACCCCTGCTAAACAAATTCACTGGCTCGTCTATCTCACCAATACAAGTGAGAGACACACTGCTTGAGTCGCAGTTATTTAATCCGGTGCGGGAGGGTGGTCACTCACTGGAGTCATGGGGCGAAAGGCTTGGCTTTGCGAAGCTTGACTTCCACGACTTCAGTGAGTTCTCTCCTCTTATGCTGGAGTACTGTCAGCGTGATGTAGAGTTAACACGTAAGCTTGCACAAAACTTAGAACTAGAAAAGAAAAAGTTTTCTAATCAGTGTTACAATCTTGAGCGTGATATTCGTATCATACTTGATAAGCAACAGAAGAATGGTTTTGCTTTTGACCTAATGAAAGCACAGTTATTACTTGCTAAACTTGAAGATGAACAACATGAACTTGAGCGACATGCGGAGGAGGAGTTTGAGCCTACGATTGTAGAGCTAAAAACAAAGACTAAGAAGATACCTTTTAATATTGCTAGTCGTAAACAGATAGCTGATCGTTTGATGGAGCGTGGTTGGGAGCCAACTAAACTAACAGACAAAGGCAATGTCATTGTTAATGAAGATGTCCTATCCAAGATTAAAATGCCAGAGGCACAGATGTTTAGCAGGTACTTTCTTCTACAGAAAAGAACAGGACTTCTCAAGGCATGGATCAAAGAGTGCGGAGAGGACATGCGTGTTCGTGGCAGAGTGTTAACGCTCAAGACTATCACAGGACGCATGGCACACCACAGCCCCAATATGGCACAGGTTCCCGCTGTATATAGTCCATATGGTAAAGAGTGTAGAGAACTATGGACTGTCTCTAACACTCAAACACATCAGCTTGTTGGTACAGATGCCAGTGGACTTGAACTTAGATGTCTTGCACATTACATGAGGGATGCGGACTTTACCAACGAGGTTCTCACAGGTGACGTTCACACGGCTAATCAACATGCTGCGGGTCTCTCTAACAGAGATCAGGCAAAGACTTTTATCTATGCTTTTCTCTATGGTGCAGGTCCAGCAAAGATTGGTAAAATAGTGGGCGGCGGTCCCGGCAAGGGACAGAAGCTAATATCCAAGTTTCTTTCTAACATGCCAGCACTACGCACACTACGATCCAATGTACAAGAAGCAGCACAAAATGGTAGTATTAAAGGTCTTGATGGTAGGCGTCTTATGATTAGGTCAGAACATGCAGCTTTAAATACTTTACTTCAAGGTGCTGGTGCTATTGTCTGTAAACAGTGGCTTGTAGAGATAGATAAACGAGTGAGGAGGTCTGGCTTAGATGCAAAATTAGTGGCATCTGTACACGATGAATATCAGTTTGAAGTAGCAAAGCCAGATATAAACAGGTTTACCAAGATAACCAAGGAGGCTATGTACCAAACACAAAGAGAGTTTAGTTTTAAATGTGACTTAGATTCTGATTATAAAGTTGGAAATAATTGGGCAGAGACACACTGATGCCAGAACAATTAGATATGTTTGGATCAAAAACATTTTTTAACCAAAATCAAGAACTAAAAATGTGTATTACATGTAACACAAACTTACCTTTGAATTGTTTTGATACAGTAGGAGGATCAAGGAGAGTAGACGGCACACCAAAGCTAAGAAATAAATGTTCGGCTTGTTATAATAAAAATCTTAATCAAAGAGAGCATCTATTAAAAACCACACCTCGACCTGATATAAATTATGAGTGTCCTATTTGTTTAAATAAAAAAGGTAAATTTTATACTGACACTGAAGACTCAGGCAGACAACACGATAATAGTAGTTGGTGCTTGGATCACGACCATGATACGGGAGAGTTTAGAGGTTGGTTATGCAACAAGTGTAACTCTGCTCTTGGTTGGTTTGAAGATGATATTAATTATGTAAGGAGAGCCTTAAATTATTTAGAAAAACATGAGAAAGATAGTTGACTTCCACAGATTCATGTGGTATAATATATGCTGTTGTTTTGTAGTAGACAGCACCGGGGAATGATCCCCATTCATGGCCGCAATGGTGCGGTATTTTTAAAGGAGAAAGAAATGAACGATCCTATTTACATTACTGGTAAGTGCCACTATGCTTCCATTACGGAGCCTAATACTAAGTTTGATCCGGTGTGGAGCATTCAGGTAGAAGTGGACGATGACAATCGCTCAGTCATTGAAAGCTCTGGTCTGCCCATCGCCAACAAGGGTGATGATCGTGGAGACTTTGTAACTATCAAGCGCAAGGTTATGCGTAAGGATGGTACGCAACGTGCAGCACCTATTGTAAAAGATTCACAGAATAATCTGTGGAGTGGTAAGCTGGTAGCCAACGGTAGTAAAGTAAATGTAAAGGCTATTCCTTACGAATGGAATTATGCTGGTAAGTCTGGCATCTCTGCTGACCTTGCAGCAGTTCAGATCGTAGACTTTATTGAGTACAGTGACAGCAGGGAGGACTTTGCACCCGTTGATGGTGGATATGTCCAGAACTCTGAAGCAGTTCCCTTTTAACTAGCATAGAAAGGAGGAGGGGGAGAGTTTTGGTCCTTGCTCTCCTCCTCTTTTTATTATGAAAACAATAGACACTCTCGTTGAAGATATATATAGTTTATTTACACTTGATCCTATAGACATGGACG